CGAAGCCGTCCGGCGAGGTGGTGTCCCTGCCGGGCGCGAAGGGTGCAGGCACGATCGAGGCGGCCGTGCGTGAACAGCTCGGCAGCCAGCTCGACACGGTCGTGGGTCGTCAAGCGGTTGCAGCGGCACAGCGGCTCGACGGCTCGGTGTCAGACTCGGCCTTCTCGCCGATGTCGCGCCGGCTGCACGAGCTGCTCGATCAGGCGGCGCAGGCCGCGGCGTTGGCAGCCTCGAAGGGTGGCGTCGGCGTCGAGGAGAACCCGATCGCGTTCCTGAAGTCCCGGGCCGAGAGGCGCGCTCATGGCGCTGCCGGCTGACCCCTGGGCGCCGGTCATTCCTGCGAAGCTCGTCAGTCCCTCGTGGGGGTTTACCCGCGGGCCCGAGGTCGCCGACATGTGCGCGCTCCTGGGCTACGAGCCGATGCCGGAGCAGGAGCAGTGGCTTGACGCCGTGTTCGCGGTCGGCTCGGACGGGCTGCCGGCGGTCACGGATGCGACCGACATTGCCGGCCGGCAGAACCTGAAGACCGGCGAGTTCGTCATGACGGCGATCGGCTGGCTGTTCCTCACCGAGGAGGAGCGGATTCTCTGGTCGGCGCACGAGTTCGGCACGACCCGCGATGCCTTCCTGCTGCTGCGTTCGTTGCTGGAGAAGAGCCGGTGGGCGAATGCGATGGTGCGCCAGTACTACGCCAGTTCGAACTACACCGCGATCGTGCTGGTGAACGACCACGTGCTTGAGTTCACCGCCCGCACAACGAGCCAGGGCCGCGGCAAGTCGGCACCGAAGGCGATCTGGGATGAGGGCCTGGAGCTGCGCGCCGAGCACCTGGGCGCCCAGGACGCCGTGAAGTCGACGTTCCCATGGGCGCAGACGCTGATCGGCTCCTCGGGCGCGAAGCCGTACAGCGAGGTGCTACACGGGATCATCGCCAAGGGCTGGGCGGGTGAGCTGGGCGAGAAGGAGTTCTTTCGCGAGTTCCGCGACGACCTGCCGGGGGAGTGCACGCTGGGCATCGAGTGCACGCACGTGTACGGCTCGCCCGGGTGCCGCCTCGACGATCCGGAGCGGTGGAGGCGGAACAACCCGGCGATGGACCGGATCCACGCGGACGGCCGCGGCTTGACCCGGGCGGCGATCGCGCGGGAGCGGCGCAAGCAGCCGAACCCGTTGATCTTCGCCCGCGAGCGGCTTGGCTGGCACGAGGCGTTCGTCGACACCACGGCCGCGGTTTTCACCGAGGACGCCTGGTCGGCGCTGCGGCGTCCGAAGTCGCGCATCGTGGCGCACCGGACGTTGGCCCTGCAGGTCTCACCGAACCAGGACTGGTCGGCGGTGGTGGCCGGCGGCTACAACGACGACGGCGAGGTCCACCTCGAGGTGCCGTCGAAGTGGAAGGACCTCACCAGGTCGGCCCGCACCTACGCCCGCTGGTCGGGCACTGACCGGGTGGTGCCGTGGGTGCGCAAGTACCTGCGCAAGCGGACCGACGAGACGGTGCTGGTGCTGTTGGCCGGCTCGGCTGCGATGGCCCTACTGCCGGCGCTGAAGCGTCTCACGGAGGATCCGAAGCTCGGTCAGCTCACGATCGTGATCACGCCCGAGGCGCAGTTCCCGGCGGCGTGCGGTCACGTGCAGAACCTGGTCGCCAACGAGCGGCTGGTGCACGTCGGCGATCCCGAGTTGCAGGCCAGCTTCCTGGCGGTGGCCAAGCGGATGGTCGGCGAGAAGGCGTTCGTCTGGTCGCCGCGGGCCTCGACCGGTGACATCACCGCGGCGAACGCCGCGACTCTCGTGGCCTGGCGGTTGGAGCAGGGCGAGGACTACGACGTGGGGGATTCGGTCGGATGAGCTTCTCTGAATGGGTCCAGGTGTCGGGGTTGCTGCTGTTCGCGCTCGCGGCAGCGTGGATGGTCGGCGATCACTTCGGAATCGGGCCGGCACTCGCGGTCGGGGCTGCGCTGCTGGTGGGCATCGGCGTGCTGCTTGAACACACGAAGGGGGTGTGAGTTGAGCATCTTCCGACGCGACGCCGGCATCCCGACGTCGCTCATCCCGTCCCGGACGCCCGCTCGTCGCAACGCGCCTGTGGTCACCACGACCACCGCTATGCAGCAGTCGGTCATCTGGGCGTCGATCAGCCTGCACGCCGGCCTTGAGTCGATGATGCCGCTGGACGTCTTCCGGCTGATCGACGGCGTCAAGGCCAACGTCCCCCCGCCTCAGGTGCTGGCGACCCCGTCGAGCTTCGCTGATGGACACCCCGACTCGATCGCGGACTGGATCTACGCCCGGCGTGCGGCGCTCAAGCAGTCCGGCAACTGCTTCGGTGAGATCACCGCGGTCGACGGCGCTGGGAAGCCTGCGCAGATTCAGCTGATCCCCACCGACGACGTGCGGATCAGGATCAAGAACTACCGCATCGTCGAGTACAAGTTCGGCCGCACTGTGATGGAGCCGCGCAAGGTGTGGCACAGCAGGGATAACCTGCTGGCCGGCGTGCCGGTCGGCCTGTCGCCAATCGCCCACGCGATGCTGACGCTGCAGACGTCGGTGTCGGCCACCGAGTTCATGGCCGACTGGTTCGCTGGCGGCGCGACCCCCGGCGCCCACCTGAAGAACACCAACAAGGTGCTCAAGAAAGGTGAGTCCGCGGCGGTCAAGGCCCGGTTCCGCCAGTCGGTCGGCAACGGCGACGTGTTCGTGACCGGCTCGGACTGGGAGTACAAGCCGATCTCGGCGAAGGCGGCCGAGTCGGGCTGGCTGGAAGCCATCAACGCCAGCGCCGTCGACCTGTGCCGCTTCATGGACACGCCGGCCAACATGATCGACGTCGCCGCCAACGGCAGCGCGCGGATCACCTACCAGAACCTGACCCAGGCGAACCTCGACTTTATGGTGACCCGGATGGGTCCGGCCCTGAAGCGCACCGACGATGAGCTGACCGCGATCACACCCCCGCCCCGGTTCGTTCGGCTGAACCGCAATGCACTGCTGGCGATGGACCCGACCACTGCGGCCGAGCTGCTGAAGATGCAGATCGAGTCCCGGACGCGCACGCCGAACGAGGCTCGCCAGATCGACGACCGCCCGCCGCTCACCGAAGCCGACTACGCCGAGTTTGATCGCCTGTTCGGCAGCAAGAACCAGACCCCGACCCCGAAGGGACTTCCGGCATGAAGACTCGCAAGCAAGCCGCCGAGGCCCGGGCCGGACAGGTTCGTGCACTCGCTGACCGTCCGCGCCAACGGCGCTGCGCCGAGGACGTCGCGTCGAGCGCCAGGGTGGCCATCCGGTCGCAACTGGTGCTGCGTGAGTCCTCGACCGGCGGCCTGGCGTTCGAGGGCTACGCCTCGATCACCGAGCGGGCCTACGAGATGTGGGACATGTTCGGCCCCTACGACGAGATCGTAAGTGCGGGCGCGTTCACCGACACCCTGAACCGGGCGGACCTCGACGTACCCCTGGTGCTGCAGCACGACCAGCTGCGGCGGATCGCCCGCACGACGGCAGGCTCGCTGTTCCTCGCCGAGGACGCCCAGGGGCTCAGGGTCTCGGCCCCCGAGCTGAACCCCGCCGACGTCGACGTGGCCTACATCACGCCGAAGCTCCGCTCGGGGCTCATTGACGAGATGAGCTTCGCGTTCCGCATCGACTCGGGCCAGTGGTCGCCGGACTACACCGAGTTTCGAATCAACCGGGTCGACATTCACCGCGGCGACGTGGCGATCGTCGGCTTCGGCGCCAACCCGTACACCGTCGCCGACCTGGTCGAGGCGGCCCGGAAGGCACCCGACGAGGCCGCGCGAGCGGTGCTCGACTCCCTCAATCTTCGCTTCATGCGGCATCAAGACGAGCCGCTCATGCAGCGAATCTGACCTCGCGCCCCTGACGCGCCGCCGCGCTGAGCGCCCGGCGGCCTGTCGGCCTGTCGGTCAGGTGGCAACACCAACCAACACACCTACCGCCCCACTGGGCAGGAAGGGGTCATGATGACCCTCGAACAGCTGATCGCTCGCCTGCGCGAGCAGATCAACGCGCGAATCTCCGCGTACAACGAGCACACCCGGGCGCTCAACGAGCTGCGCGGCGCAGACGCTCCCGACCAGGCAGCGATCGACGCGGCGGTAACCGCCTGCGCCACCGTCGAGGCCGAGATCAACGCCCAGAAGGAGCGGCTCGCCGCCCTCGAGGAGGAGCTGCGCCACGACCAGGCGATCCAGACCCTGCAAGCGCAGGTCACCCCGCTGCGTCAGGAGGCCGGCGATGGCACCTCGCGCGAGCAGGGCGTCGGCGTGCAGGTCCGCGAAGCCCGCACCTACAGCGCGGAGAACGCCCACGTGCGGAGCTTCTTCGCCGACGCCTTCCGCGCTGAGAACCGGTCCGACTTCCAGGCCCGCGAGCGCCTTGAGCGCCACATGGTCGAGGTGCGCGCCGAGGGCGAGATGACCGCCCGGGCGCAGACCACGGGCGGCGCGGCCGGACTGGTCGTCCCGCAGTACCTGGTCGACATGGTCGCGCCGATCGTGCGGGCCGGTCGGCCGATCGCCAACACGGTGATGGGTCTCTCGCTTCCCGCGGAAGGCATGAGCATCATCATCCCGCGTGGCACCACGGGTGCCTCGGTGGCCTCGCAGGCGACGCAGAACACGTCGGTCAGCAACACCGACGAGGCGTGGACGAACCTCACGGTCCCGATCGTCACGATCGCCGGCCAGCAGGACGTCTCCCGCCAGCTGCTCGAGCGGG